GAGGTCCCGATGGCTGATGCAGTAACTGCAACCACCGTAGAAGATGGCCCTCGAGAGGCCGTCTTCTACCTCACCAACACCAGTGATGGCACGGGAGAGTCCGCCGTAACTAAAGTAGACGTTTCGGCTCTTTCGTCCTTGCAGGACGGCACTGCCTGCACGGGTGTTAGAATTAAGAAAATCACGTTTACAAATGTGGGCATGGGCGTGAAGCTTCTTTGGGACGCGTCTACGGATGTTATCGCGGCTGAACTTCCTGCGGATTATTCGGATACCTTAGACTACTCGGATATGAGCGGTCTTCCGAATGTAGCGGCATCCGGCGGCAACACCGGAGATATTCAGTTGACCACAGTGGGGCATTCCAGTGGAGACACGTACTCAATCGTTCTTCGCTGCCTGAAGCAGTATTGATCCGATGTCAGAGGATCTTGGCAGAAAGAACGAGCTTGAGCTTGTCAAGATTCAAGGGGAGTTAAAGATTCTTTCCGAAAGGATTGAAACGATAAAAACAAACGATCTACATCATGTCCAAAAATCTTTGGATTTAATAACTAAGATATTATGGGGTGTAGGTGTTTTGATACTCGGTCAGCTTGCTGTTGGTGTGCGCTTGGCCCTTTTTGGATAGGAATTAAAAATGGCAACTTCTGGCTCGGTTGATTTTAACCTAGATATGGCCGAAATTACAGAAGAGGCCTTTGAAAGGTGCGGCCTAGAGTATCGCACTGGATACGATGCCAAAACGGCTAGGCGATCTCTTAATCTCCTATTTGCGGAGTGGGCCAATCGAGGCCTCAATCTTTGGACGGTCGAGCAGATCACGCAGACCCTGGCTCGACTGTCTTCATCGTCGTCGGTCGCTACGTACCCGATTGGAACGATTACGGCTACGGTTGGCGCATCGACAAACCTTAGTGTCGGAGAAACGATTACAGGCGCGTCCAGCGGCACTACGGCATCGGTCATAACCAAGCCGTCTTCTACCACGATCACGCTAACTGTCCCTTCTGGATCATTCACTGCCGGAGAGACGATTACAGGATCTAGCAGCGCGGCCAGCACTACAATCAGCGCAGACCCAAGCTTGGCGGATGTTCAGTCTTCCGTGGATGTTCTGGAAGCCGTTATTCGCAGAGATGGGTCTGACATAAGCATCAGTCGAGTTAGTCGCGGCGATTACATTGACATACCCGATAAGACGGATCAGGGAAGACCTTCTGAATTCTTTGTGGATCGACAGGTGACACCCACAATCACCATGTGGCCTTCTCCGGAGAATTCTACCGATCAACTCATATACTATCGAGTCCGCCGCATACAGGACGCTGACGCTGGCGTTAACACGGCAGACATTCCGTTTCGGTTTTTGCCCTGCCTCACGGCTGGGTTGGCGTATTACATTTCAATTAAAAGGTCGCCAGACCGAGTTCAGCTCATGAAGGCGATCTACAACGAAGAGTTTGACCGGGCCGCATCTGAAGATGCCGAGAGGACATCTTTGTATTTGGTCCCCAGTTACTCTTCTGTGAGCGTGTAAGATGCCCCGATACGCCGCAGGAAAATATGCAAAGGGAGTTTCGGACAGGTCCGGCAGAGCCTATCCGCTGCGTTCGATGCTTCTCGAATGGAACGGCAGTCTTGTGGGCCCCGATGAGTATGAGTCAAAGCAACCTCAGTTGGAACCCAGGCGAGTTCGAGCTGATCCGCAATCCTTGCGAGTTAGCCGCCCTGCGCGAACAGAACCGGCGATAGAGGTTCTGCTGCCCTTCAACTCGTTCAAATCTGGATCCAGTGGATCTGCGGTGATTGCGGTTAATGAGATCAGTCATGGTCGTAGCACCGGAGACACAGTACGGTTCAGAAGCGTCGAGGCGTTCGACGGTTTTACGGAGACAGTTTTGGAGAACTCCTCCGGATACTCAATAACCAAGGTGGACGACAACAACTACACGTTCACCGCTAGTAGCGGAACCGCTACAACAGGAAACGTAAACGGTGGCGGCGGTTTTTCATCCGCAGGCCCGGTAACGGTGAGCGCGTAATATGGCCTATACATTTACGACATTGAAGACAGCGATACAGGATTACGTGCAAAGCACTGAAACTACGTTCGTAAGCCAGTTGTCTCGTTTCATTATAAATGCGGAAGAACGAATTCTTAAAGAGTGTCAGCTTGACGTTTTTCGCAAAAACGTTTCCGGAAATCTTACGTCTGGAAACCAGTATCTTTCAAAGCCTACGGACTTTCTGGCGCAGAACTCTCTGAGCGTAATCAACAGTTCAAGCAAAGAGTTTCTCTTGTACAAGCAAGTTACGGCTCTTCAAGACTACACCCCTAACCCGACGACAACGGGAACGCCAAAATACTATGCCGATTGGAATGAAGGCTCATTTCTGGTAGCGCCTACACCTGATGCAGCGTATGACGTGGAACTTCATTACTTTTATCGACCAACGTCCATAACTGCGAGTGGAGACGGGACCAGTTGGTTAGGGACAAACGCTGAGTTGGCTCTTTTGTACGGAAGTCTGGTGGAGGCTTACACTTTTTTAAAAGGCGAACCCGATCTCTTGGGTCTTTACAACTCCAGATTTCAAGAATCCTTGCAGTGGCTGAAAAACTTGGGTGAAGGATTACAGACTCGAGATCAGTATAGGTATGACCGCTTGCGGAGGGATACAGCATAATGCTGGATACGGAAAGCCAATCTGGAGTTACGGACCCGTTAGTGTTTACAACAACGGACAGAGGTCATTCCCCAGAAGAAATGGCTGAAATGGCCCTAAATAAGATAATGAGTGTTTCGGAAGATGCACCGTCTGTCATACGGGAACAGGCGTATGCTCACAGACAACGTTTGAAAGAAGTGTTAATCTTTTATATGAGACGTATGTGTCAAAGCGAAAGAACGACTATCTGGGCTTTGATGAAGAAACAAGGCCATGAAGACGTGGCTGAGATTATAAGGAGACTGTAATGGCTATCGGCTCATCCGCGATGTGCGGAACTTTTAAGAGAGAAATACTCGCGGGTATCCATTTCTGGACGGCTCATACGCGGACGGGATCTAGCGCAATTTCAGCGGACACGTTTAAAATTGCTATGTTTACCAACAGCGCGTCTATAGACGCTGACACCACTGGGTACACCACGAGTAATGAGGTTAGCGGAACAGGTTATTCTGCCGGCGGTGCTACGTTAGGTAGTGTGACGTTGGGTTTAGCGGACAATAGCAGTTCTGTTCCCACGGCTTTTCTTGATTTTGCGGATACGACATTCTCGTCGTCCACTATCAGTAATGCGCGGGGAGCTTTGATTTATAACAGCACACTTAGCACCGCAGGCACTGGATCCACTACTAATCACGCTGCTGATCCTGCCGTAGCAGTGATTAACTTTGGCGGAGACAAGTCGTCCAGTTCAGGAGACTTTACGATTCAGTATCCAGCCAACGACGCTAACAACGCGATAATCAGGATTTCGTAATGGCCTTAATCACTGGCTGGAATAGGAGCACTTGGAACGACGGAGCGTGGAATAGTCCCGTTCCCGTCGAAGTCTCGGGTGTATCCGCAGCCAGTGCCGTAGGATCTGCAAGTGTAAGCCTACCTGTAACGGTAAGTGTTAGCGGAGTAACGGCGGCAAGCGCGATAGGGTCTGCCTCAGTTATCGTCCCTGTGACGGTTACGCCTACAGGAGTCTCGGCAGCAGGATCTGTTGGATCTCCGTCTGTAAGCACAAACGCAATACTTTCGGTAAGCGGAGTTTCGGCAGCAAGCGAAATCGGTTCAGTGCAGATTAACTTTGCGTTCTCTGTTGAGGGCGTGTCCGCCGCCGGATTGGTGAAGACGGTTAACATCTGGACAGAAGTAGATGCGTCTCAGACGCCTAATTATTCAACCATAGACGCAGCGCAGACGCCGAATTGGACTAAGATAGCGGCATAGGAATAAAATTATGGCATCATCGTACACAACTAGCTTTGGTATCGAAAAGATAGGCTCCGGAGAACAGTCTGGAGCTTGGGGCGATACTACGAACCACAACCTAGATATTTTGGACCGCATTGCTTCATACAAAGCTGTTGCGATAACAACGAATGCAGACACGCACACTTTAACTGTGCGAGAGGCCTCTCCCGGATCCGGGACAGAAAATCTGCAAGATGGAATGTATCGTGTAATTAAATTTACAGGAGCATTGGATTCAAATTGCACAGTTACAGTGGCCCCAAATACAACATCCGCTTTTTTTATAATCATAAACGCCACTACAGATTCTGGATCTAGCGGACCCTATTCCGTAATTCTGACGCAGGGTTCCGGTGCAAATATAACCGTAGCCAACGGAAAGTCGGCGGTTGTCTATATGGATGGCGCGGGTTCCGGTGCTGCGGTTATAGATGCGCTATCGGACTTGCAAATTGCTACGTTAACCGCGTCTGGGGATGTTACCGCAAGCGGTACGTTCAATGCTTTGGGGGATACCGCCGCAAGCGACAAAGCGGCAATGGGTTATACGGCTGCTGAAGGTCTGATCCTAACCGGCCAGGGTAGCACGAATGACGTTACCATTAAGAATGACGCGGACGCGGACGTTATCACGATTGCGACAGGTGGTACTAGCGTTGACATCGTAGGAGATGTAACAGCCTCTACCGTACAGGCTGATGGCGACA